ATCATAGGGTAATGATTCCGCTTTCGCACCCCTTAGGTGGAATCGCCCAGCACCGTTTGCGCATCCTCAACGCTGCGCACAATCCCAGCACAACCGCCAACAGCGTTGATGTGATCTATGAACTGAGTCTGCTGCGCCGTTGGCCTGCCGGTGGCACTCTTCACCTCCAGCGCCACGAACTGGGCCACGCGATCGACCACCCGGTAACCGATCAGATCGGAGCTGCCAACGCACAACCCAGCGTGCAGCGGGCGGCCTTGGCGGATCACCACATCGCCTGGCCTGAGCGCCTGAGACACGGCGCGCAGGTTTCCCGGCGTGACCTTGGTGGCTTGGCCTGCCCAGCCGGTGCCGACGTTGTTGCGCCACAGCCGGACAGGGCCAGAGCCGCAGGCCAACAGGATGCGTTGCTGGGTGATGTGTTCGCTCATGGGGGCAGTTAACGGATGGGGTTGCCAACCCGTAACGGATGCGCTACGATATGAGCACAGGGGACAAGAGCCCCGCCACTCGCTACCAGCCATGACCACCCTAATCTTCCGCGAAACTGAGACCTTCTACAACCTGACCACCGGCAAGGGCAAAGAGATCGGCGTCAGCGTCAACAGCTTCGGTTGCTCCATCTACATTCAGCGCAACGGCCTACGCGGCCTGCCGATGGGCCGCCACTTCTTTGGCGCTGACGCACTTGTCCAAGCAGTCGAGGCATACAAGGCCGCCGACATCAAAACCGCCATTCGCGCTCTGATCTCCGAGCTGACCTAACCCACCCACAGCCTGCCGGGGGCTTATCCCGGCGAACACTCCATTGCATCGCCTCCAATGTTCCGCACTGTCAAAGCCGTTCGCCAAGAGCTCGAACGCCGTGGCGGTTACCTCGAAACCATCCGCGACACCGAATCTCCCGAGTACGCCCCGCACCTGTCCATGACCGAGCAAGGATGGCCGCATGGTCTTTGGATCAAGAATGAGCTGTTGCTATGGGCATCGGAGCACCTGATCCATGCCTGACCCAACCAACGCTGCCCGCCAACGCCGCTACCGGGAACGCCAAGCCGGCCGGCTGCCGCCACCAGCTAAACCGATCTGCTCAGCCTGTGGCATCGTCCACACTGGTGCCCGTGGCCCGCTCTGCTCGCGGTGCTGGGAACGCCTCGACCCAGCAGGGCGGCAGTTCAAACGCGACCGCGTGGCAAAGGCGAGAGCGCGGAAGCGTGACGGATTGTGAACTGGTCGCCGGGTGGTCGCCGGTGCCGTAACGGATGCGCTACTATTAGTGCATCGGAGGCGAGAGCTTCCACCGCTTCCCAGACATGACCGCCACCATCAACGGCCGCACCTTTACCCTCACCGAGAACACCGACAAGCTGACCAACCTCCGCGCCGACATGATCAACCGTGGATTTGACGGCAGCATCTGGAACGGTTTCAGCGCTCGCACAGGTCGCCAGCGCAAAGACATTCACTCCATGATCTGGCGCTCTGCCAAGACTGGCGAGTTCGTCGCCGTCACCTCCTTCTGACCCCACCCGCCCCGGCTAACCCCGGGGCTTTTCAATGCAAGGCCCAGCTCCCCTTAACGCCTCAAACGTCATCCCCAGCGCTGTCAGCTGCCGGCCCTGCCTGATCGCCAGGCTGACCGCTGCCTGCGAAACGTGCAGCTCACGGGCTGCGGCGCCACAGCTGGGCCAGATCTGCCCGGTTTCGATGCAACGCACCCGCCAGTCACCCATCGGCCGTGGGTGAGCAGCGGCGATGGCATCGGCTAGATCACGATCCTCAAGCAGCGCAAACAGCGCGTCTGAGCTAAACCCACCGAGCACGCGAGGCATAACCCGAGCCAGCCGGCGCCAGGATCTGCGGTTGATGTAGCGCGTGCCGCCAGTCCATTGCGGATCGAGGATCGCGGCGACGGCCTTACGCCTCAGCCAAGCATCGACGCGAGTGCCGGGACAGCCCAGCAGCTCGCCTGCTCCGTAGGTGGTGGTCCATTCACCAACGCGAGCGCGGCAGTATTGCCTGGAGCGGCGCATCCTCATCACGATGGCTTTGTCAGTCCTGGGCGGCCAGCCTTCGTGGGTGGCTTTGTAGTGCATGGAGCGCAGCAGCGTCGGGAATGGCACGTCACCCGCGAGTTGCTCTAGGTGGTCGATCTCGGGCTGGGTCCAGCGTGGGGGATGGGTCACGCCACCAGCTCCCGAACCCTGGCCTTCCCGCTGCGCAGGCTGCGGGCTGCCATGACATGCCTGGCCCAGCCGGCGGGGTTCTTCATGTTGCGGCGGCGGCCGATGGCGATGAGTTCGTCCAGGGTGTTGGCCTGGGCCTGTTCGCGCTTCCTGTCCACCTGCTGCACTTCCTGAAGCTCACCATCCACCGTCTGCAGCTCCCGGCGCTCGGCGACGAACTTATGGCCGCAGTCGGGGCAGATCTGCTTGGCGCTGGGCATGGCGCTGAAACAGCAGGGGCATATGCGGACGCTGGGTGCTGCCTCCCGGTCGCGCTTGGTGCGGCCATCCAGGCTCCACTCATGCACCGTCAGCGGGTGGCCAAGCCGGGCACAGTTCCCGACGTGATCGAGCACCAGCAGGTCGCGCTTCCCCGGCGCAATGCGCAGGCCGCGGCCGTTGCCCTGCAGCCAGGCGGTCAGGCTGGCCGTCGGCCGCAGCCAGATCACCGCGTCAATCTCTGGCACGTCAACGCCGGCGATCCACAGCTGAGCGCAGGCCACCAGATCAAGCCGCCCGGCACGCAACCCAGCAATGGCCTCGCGCCGTTCGGCGTCGTCGCTGTTGCCATGCACCGCCATGGCCCTGAACCCTGCGGATCTCCATTGCTCGGCTACCGCTTCCGCATGGCTAACGGTTGCGGCAAAGCAAACGCCCCGGCGGCCGGCGCAGAGCTTCTTCCAGTGGCTGAGCGCATCACCTACCACCGCAGGCCGCGACATCACGGCACCAGCCTGGCCCTGGTCGAAGTCGCCACCGCGGCGGCCAATGCCTGAGAGGTCAGCGCCTGGTGGAGCAAACACACGCACCGGCGCCAGCAGTTGCTCATCAATCAACTCAGCAGTGGAGCAGGTCGGCACGAGCAGATCAAACACCTCACGCAGGCCGCGGCCATCTAGGCGTTGTGGTGTGCCGGTCAGTCCCAGCAGCAGCGGATCACCAGCGGCGGCGATCACCTTGCGGTAGCTGGTGGCGACGCTCAAGTGTGCCTCGTCAATGATGATCAGATGCGGCCGCGGCAGCCTTGGCCGGCGCACGGCGGTCTGCACTGCGACAACCTGCACCTTTTGGGTGTAGTCAGCTGACCTGCCGGCACGGATGTGGCCGTGGCCAATGCCGCCGGCCGTGAGCCTTGCGCTGGTGTCGTCGAGGATCTCGCGCAGGTGCGCCAGAAACCAGACGTTGCGACCCTTGGCGACAGCTTGCCGGACGATCTCGGTGGCGGTGGCGGTCTTGCCGAAGCCCGTGGCAGCAACCAGGATCGGTGCCCGTGAGCCTGAGGCGTAGGCCTGGCGCAGATCGGCTAGGGCTTGGTGTTGGCGGGGGCGGAGATTCACACCACACCCCCACCCATCGCCTCACGAATCACCAGCCGCTTAATGCAGTCGGTGATCGTCTCGTCACCCCTGAGCTGGGACCGCAGGGCATCAACGACGTGAGCAGGTAGCACGATGGTGAGCTTTCGGATTTCGTGGGAAGGTTGGAGGCCGTTCATGGTGTTTCCTCGTTGGTGTCGGTGATCAGCTCAAGCAGTGAGCCGCTCTGCTGTTCAGCTGCCTGCAGGAACTTCGCAGCCTGCTTGGCATATTCGGGCTTCAGCTCGATGCCGATGTACTTCCTGCCCATCTTTACGGCCTGGTAACCGGTGCTGCCGATGCCATTGAACGGATCAAGCACCAGATCACCTGGATTGCTGTAGAGGGTCAGGCAGCGCTCGATTAAATCCAAAGGCATAGGGCAGATGTGCTTCTCATCCTCGTGGCCCTTGAATCTGGAGTTGAGCACGTCCGTGTTTCGAGTCTCCATCCATACCGGCGAGGCCCATTCCTGCCACTGATCCAGCGGGAACTTGGCAGCCTTTGCTAGCTCGGCTAGCAACTGCGGATTGACTCCATCAATCAATCCCGCTCGCATCATGCGCTCGGCGTGATCACGGGCAATCTCTTGCGCATCGCTTTCATATCGCTCTGCCGTCCACTTGGCCACAGCGTGGCGGACGGAATCGCCCACCTTCACGCCTGAGGCGTTCTTCCTCATGGTCAAGATGTACTCAGGCATCCCAGGCGCACAGACTCTGGAATTTTCGCCAATGTTTTTGTAAAGCAAGCGCTCTGGATTGGATTTACTACGCTCCAGCACTGGGCAACGCCAAACCGTAGTCCGCGCCCTAAGAATAAATCCGGCAGCTCTGTAGTTGGCTAGGGCGGCATCGCTGAATGGATACAGTCCGCTTTCTCCCGTTGCGCTGGAGTTGGCGTAGAAAACAGTGTCCTTCACATGGTCGTTGATCACCGTGCCGGGTTTCATTACCCGATACAGCTCGCGTGCCATGTAGGCGTGATGCTCTAAGAACTCTTCGTGAGAGGCAGCGTTGCCCATGTCGCGCTCTGAATCTGAATAGATATAGAGCGATGAAAACGGAGAGCTAAACACTGAAGCGTCAATGCAATCATCTGGCAAGCCAGACAGCAACTCAACGCAATCGGCAAGGTAAATCGCCCATGAGCGACCTTCGTAATCTGGCTTCATGATGCTTGCAGGAATAAGGGAAGGATGACCTTTGGCGCTCTGGTGTAAGCGCGGCGCAACGTTGCGTCTGACTTGCCGGACTGCATGGCCTGTGCCATGGCCCGTTTCATGCGGCCATGATCAATAGCTTTGCGCTGCACGTTTGACCAGATAGGCATTTCGGTGTCACTGATCACGACATGACACTCAACCGGGCGAGTTTGGCCAAATCTCCATGACCTGCGCACGGCCTGGTAATGCTGCTCATAGCTGTGGCTGACGCTGGCAAACACGACTGTGTTGGCGTGCTGCCAGTTCAACCCAAGCCCCGCCAGCTTCGGCTTGGAGACAATCACCCGCGAATGGCCAAAGGTGAACGAATCCAGCGCCTCAACCTTGGCGTCAAGGCTCATAGATCCGGTGACTTCAATCGCGTCAGGAATTGCAGCAGCAAGAGCAGATGATTCGCCATTCGTTTCGCACCAGACAATCACCGCGCCTGATGCGTTATTGGCAACCGCGGCAGCCGCAGCCACTCGATCATCCAATGTCAAGCGCTTTTCCTTGTGGATGGTGGTAGCCGAGCCATCGGGAATCCTGAACAACATGCCATCAGGCACATGAGTGCTGATGTCGGCCTGAACGGTGTGCAGGTGATAATTCAGCGGTGGCAGCACAAAGCCTGCGTCATCACCACCGAGGTCAGATGGCAAGGTGGCAGCGCGAGACCACGAAGCAACCCAGCGCCAAAAGTCGGCCCGAGCGTGGCCCTTGAGCCGATACCCTCCCATCGTGGACTGATCCGAGATAAACCAGCGAGACAGCATTTCGTTTCCAGGCATGACGCCCAAGAACTCAGAGTGCTGGCCAATCTCCATGTGATCGTTAGGAGCTGGCGTAGCAGTAGCCGCCAGCCGGTAGGGCGTTGATGAAAATGCCTCGCAAAGCATCGTTTTGGTCGGCCCAGTAAAGCTCTTGAGAATCGAACTCTCATCCAGCACAACCCCTCCGTAAGCGCTGCAATCCAGCTTCGGCAGCCGCTCGTAGTTGGCGATGTTCACACCTGGCCCAGCTTCAGACTGCTCACGGATCACCTGAGCCTCGACGCCAACAGCTGCGCACTCGCGCTGCATCTGACGGGCGACCGCCAATGGCGTGAGGATCAGCGAGGGCTTTCCAGACTGCTGGCAGAACTCAGCGGCAGCGGCAGCCTCAACGCGGGATTTGCCAAGGCCCGTATCAAGGAACGCCGCTGATCGGCCTTTCTGACAGGCAAACCGCAAGGTTTCGAGCTGGTGCGGAAACAAGCTTGGCCATTTGTTATGCAAGGCAAAGCCGCTAGATCCGGCGGCCGTGCCCTTCGATGCAATGAAGGCGCGGTAATCGCGCAAGGTCACGCTCATGGCGGTAGTGGTTCCGATGCGGCTACCTCCCCACCCTACCCCCTTTAGTTCCGCTTTGGCACCCCCTATAGTGAGAAAACACACCACTCCCCACCATGCCCGGTTGGCCCACTGCTGAAGGCAAACGCTGCGTAACGATTGAACTCGCCAACGAGCACGTTGAGCACCTTGATGTTCAGTCCCAGTACGAGGGCTGCTCGCGCGCTGCATACCTGCGCCGGCTGATCGTCCGCGATATTGAGCGCCAAGGCCCTGGCCGCGTGGCGACGGCCTAACTCATGCCATCAGCCATCGACGCTGCATCTGGCCGGTGGCCTGAGCTGCTGGGAGCGCTCGCGGGTCTATCGCCCGAGCAGCTCACCGACAAACACCAACCCTGTCCGGCCTGCGCTGGTGAGGACCGCTACCGCTGGGACCGCGACGACGGCCCCGGCGGTTGGTATTGCAATCAGTGCGGCGGCAAAGACCATGCCGGTGGTGGCGGCTCAGGCATGGACCTGCTCACCCGCGTTACCGGGTGGGACTTCAAACAGGCCTGCAGGCGCATCGAGCAGCACCTAGGCATCGACACCACCAAGCCGCGAACGGAGCCACCTACCGCCGGCGCTGAGCAGGTCTGGCGATACACCGAGGACTA